CCGGACGGCGAACGTTCAGGGTGTTACCAATTTTTGCGCCTACGACGGCAAATTGATCGTCGTACTCGCGGTTTACTTCACTCGAAAAAGTCAGTTCGTTTTCCAAGACCATCAACGCTTCGTTGGTGATCTTGCTAATGGTTAGCAAATTGTTGGACATTTCTATTTCCTTTTAGAAAAGGGTTTAACTAGCGGATTTTCCTTGCTTGACGGGCGGCTTTCCATTGTTGATACGTTCCATGAAAATTGCCATCGGCATCCATGTTGGCATCCACCGTGTTGACCGCACCGCGCAGCGGATTAATCGGCGCTGGCGCTTTTGACTTCCCAACAACAGGCTTCGGTTCCGGGTCTTTCGCCTTCTCGAAACGTGCTTCAATCTTCCCAATCTCACGAACTGCGGAAACAACCGACATATCGGCCAATTTTTTTGCAAAGTCGGTATTCTCAGCCAACCAATACAAAATTTTTGGCCCATGCTCTGATTCAATGATTGCATCTCGAACCGGGTCAGACACCCGCACATCCGAACTCTGCACCATGTCATCAAAGTCGGGTAATTCGTTTTTGGCAGCGTTTACGCGATCAGCCCATGCTTGAAACTTAGCTTCTTGCTCGGCCTTCGCTTGACGCGCCTTTTCCTCCTTATCCCGTTCCATCAGCTTTTTGTCAGCGGTATATTCGGCTAACGCTCTCGCGTACTCGAACATATCGTTGAACATTTCCGGCTTCGGTTCCTCGCCTAGCTCATCCTCTGGCTGTGCAGCCGGTGGGTTTACTTTGGCTTCGAGTTCCTTCAGCCTAGCTTCCAGCGCTTCCCTTTGCTCACGTTCGCGTTGCGCTTCCTGCCGCGCTTGCTCCCGTTGCTTGGTTATCTCTGAAAACCGCCGTTCCAGCTTGGGATTTGGCTTTTTTTCCTTCGCCTCATCTGTTGCTGTCGCGTCCTTCCCTTCCCCATCCTGTCCACTCTGATCTGCCTCTGCATCCGGCTCGGTAACGGCGCTGTTCGCGTCCTCGTTTACCGCCTCGTTTGCTGGCGTTTCAACTAGACCAAGTTTCTGGGCTGCGAATTCCGCTAAATTCTCGCTGGTGACGATATTGGCCGCCAGCCTTGCTTCCACTTCAGACATAGGTTTTCCCTAAGAATTGACCCGGTGTTACCCGCCGGTAGGTTTATTGTCATCCTGTATTCATTCCATGTCAAACCATCGGCTGTTCAGGCGGCATTTGCTCTGGCATCGGCGGCTGTTGTTGTGCCTGCTGCGCCATTTGCTGTGCTGCCATTTGCTGCATTTGCTGCGCTTGCATGGACTGCAAAATCAATTCTTGACCAGCCTGAATGAACGGGTTGCCGGTGTCGTTGACCTCGTTTTCGGCAAACGCCATTTCCTGCCGCTGCTCGGCATCGCGTCGGGCAATCTCGGCGTTCAGAGCACCTATTGGAACGCCAGCCAAAACCAGCCGGAGCATGGCATCGATTTCGACCTTGTTTTGGTCGGTCGTGGCTTTCAGGTTCGCTTGATTGACCTTTGCCTCGTTGATGGTGTCGGTGTTGTAAGCGCGGGAAATCACATCCATTAGCTTCCGGCGGCTCTGGCCTTCTTCTTTGATCTGCGCAACCTGCCCGCGATTCTGGATTTCGAGCTGCATTGCAATCATCTGCTGCTGCATATCGGCGATGGTCTTTTGCGCCTGTAGCAGTTGCATTTGCGCCTGCGGCGGCACATCCGATTTCGGGTCAATTTGGCTGATCGGGTTCATCGCAGCCAGCCGGTCAGCAATCACATCCGCGCCCGGAAAATCCATGTTGCGGAACAATAGGTCGCCTGCGGCTTGGAATACTTGCGGGTCGGCCATCAGCGGCATCATGGTGTCCACAGCCTGCTGGCGCTTCGAGTTGTAGCCGGGGCCAACATCCATCACTACGTCATACAGGCCGACGGTCACATCGTTCATTACCTCGCCGGTCGCCTGCTCTTGGTTAATCGTCACCATGTCAGGCTTGCCATCGACCCCAATGATCCGCAGGACGCGCTCGGTGTCGTAAATCTTTGGGATCAGGTCAAGGATGATCTTGCCCGTCTGCTTAATGCTGCGGGTCATGTTGTCGTAAAAGTGGAAATTGCTTAAATCCACTTGCATTTGCTGGCCTTGCAGCGCCTTGCCCGAAATGTTGCCGGGTAGTGCCTGCGCAGGGTCGAAGATACCCAGCACGGTTTTCAGGTCGTCAGCAATCGCGCCCGACGCAACCATGATCCCATCGGGCGGCGGCTCTGGCTGGATGCGCTGCGGCACCGGCGCAGGTACGCCTTCAATGTCCTTCTGCTTGTACCGCAACACCGGCGTGGACTTGATGTTCGCCAACGCCCATTCGCTTTCATGGCCTTCATCTTGGCCCTCGGCGATCAGCCACTTGGGTTTCGGTGCCAGCGCGATGGATTCGGTCAGCGCGGTGCGCCAGAAATTGAACATCCGTTGCGGGTCTTTGGCAAAGCGGACAAGGCCGTATTTCTTGCGCTTGCCCTCGACCACCACTTGCGCCCCGTAGCACGGGATGATAGGGATGTACTTGCCCGGCCACTCGCGCTCCTCCAGCACTTCCATCGCGGTCAGCTTGCACCACTTGACCTTGCGCTTGTACGAATCACGCTCGTCAACGATGGTGATGCCACTCGCGGCCATCATCTCAGCATCGGGCAGCTCGTCCTTATAGACTTTGGTGCCATCAGACAGCAAGACTAGCTTTGACTTTACGCGCTCGACATACCAGTATTCAGCGAGTCGAATGTCCTCTTTCGTTACCCATTCGGCATCAGAGTCGCCGGTGGCTCTGGCGCTAAAGTTCGCCCCATCGTCAGCGCCCGGATACTCTTTTCGAAATGCCGCCTTCGACATCACGCTGGTTATTAAGCAACGCTCGGCATCCGACCCATCAGGCATGACCGAATTCGGGTCGAAATAGACCGAGAACGGATCGTCAATCGCGTCAATGAATATTTCCTGATCGAAACTATCCTCAGAAACGTAATTAGTATTGACCCGCCAGTAGCCCCAGCCCATCTTGACTGCGTACTCGAACGCTGTGTCGTAAGCGGTGTCGGCGTTGGAATTGACTTCAATGTGCCGAGTAATCCCTTCGATGACCTGCGCGACCTTTAAATCGCCTTCGTTGTTGACCGGATGGACTTTGATGCGTGGCCGCTGCTGGCGCTGCTGGTTCGTTACCTGCCGCACATAAGCGTCGATCTTGTTGATGGTGAGGCAAGGCCGCGATTCTAGGTTGCGGCTGTTTTGAATCTCTACCGGCCATTGGTCGCCAGCGGCAAACTTTAGGTCGCCCAGCGCCTCTGCGCGGTTTTGGCTGTCAGCTTCGCCGACCAGCCGTAAAAACTTGATGGCCTCGCCGATGCGCCCATCCATGTCCATGTCTTGAAACGCCATGATTTCCCCTTTAACTCATCCAGCCGCCAGCCATAGCGACCGCAGGCTTTTTGCGCACCTTTGCCGGTTCTTTAACCATCAGCGCGATATATCTAAAAGCGTCAGCCCCGTGGCTGTAGCGGTCATGCAGCGGCATTTTGCTGAAGTTGCCAGTTTCGGGGTCAACTTCGTAGCGATAATGGCGCAGGCAGTTTAGACCATCGGCACAATTTTCTCTATCAAAATAACAATTCGGGAATATTGTTCGCGCTGCGTTGATCGAATCAATCGTCGGCACTCGCTCTAGCACCCGTGTCTTAAACCCAGCGCCCCGCACAATGTCCTCAATGCTCCGACCTGCTGCCGCTAGCGTCTTGTTCTGCGCGTCGTGCGGTAGCCAGATCGTGTCGTACACATAACCAAACGATTGCAGCTCGGCTAGGTAGCTGGTCATCGTGCGCTGACTGCCCTCGAAATACCGGATCAGCCGGGTTTCCATCCCGACGAACTGCACCAGCCACCAAGCAGTCGCGTCCGACCAGCCTAAGTCGCAGATCGCGTGGACTGGCTTGCTTGCGTCGTATGGCACCTTCGTGATGCGTTCCTCGGCTTCGGCCCTCATCATCTCTTTGGCAAAGATCGCCCCGTCGATGGTCTGGCGGCAGACCCCTTCCCACACTTGCATATAGGCTTCGTGATCCCGCGCCTTCAACGCTTCCATCTCATTGCGCAGGGTTTCAGGGAACCACGGGTTATCCCAGTAATTGATCTTGATGCTGATCGTGTCGGGCGGCGGGTTGAC